ATAAATTCAATTACCGGCGGCCAGGCAATGAGCAACAACCCGGATACCTGGGCAGACTACTGGACTGCGCACGACAAGATGGTGACTGAGAGATATACCGGTATTGGCTTTATGCTCGGTGACGGTATTGTCGGTGTGGATATAGATGAGTGTCGCAACCCGGAGAAGGGCAAGCTGACCGATTTAGCTAAGGACATCATTGGCATGCTGGACAGCTACACTGAGGCTAGTCCATCCGGTAACGGGATACATATAATTTGCCGGGGCAAGCTGCCGGAAGGACGTCGACGCAAAGACCCGGTCGAGATGTACGAGACCGGCCGCTATTTTGCCATGACCGGAAATGTGCTGGATGATGCCCACACTGACATTGAGGAACGGACAGAGCAGCTGGCAGCTGTGCATGAAAAGTATGTAAATATTAAAAAATCACGCAAAAATGATGCAAAAACATCAAAAAAAGCAGATAATTCACCTGTTTTTGTTGATGATGATAAGATAATTGAAATCGCTATGAACGCGAAAAACGGGGACCTGTTCGAGCAGCTGATGAACGGGAACTGGAAAGGGCGGTATGCAAGCCAGAGCGAGGCCGACATTGCGCTGTGCAATATGCTGGCATTCTATTGCCAGCGGGATGAGGCACAGATGCAGAGGCTTTTCCGGAGGTCAGGCCTGTACCGTCAGAAATGGGACGAGCGCCGCGGGGAGGCCGGGACATACGGAGAAATCACGATTGCCAGGGCGATTGCCGACTGCACTGAGACATACACGCCGCCGGCGCCGAGAAAGACCAGGACAAAAAAGCAGGATCCTCCAGAGATTGACCAGGGACTAGACCATCTGGGAGAGCCTCCTCCAGAGCAGCTGCCGGAGTGGATTTTTGGGCCATATAACGACATGTGGAACGCGCAGCGGTTAGTTGATAGGTACAGTGACATCCTGAAATACGACGTTATGAAGGGTTGGCATATCTACGATGGCAAGGTCTGGCAGGAGGATACGCTCAGACAAATCCGAGGACTAGCTGATGATACTATAACCAATCTGTACAGGTATGAGCCACTAATTAGGCAGTACGACGAGCAGCATGAAACAAAGGAATACAAGGAGCTGTACAAGTGGCTGTGCTCAGCCAGGAACGCAGGAAAGAAGGATAATATGATAAGAGAAGCTGAGTCGATAAGCGGCATCGCCGCACTACCGGACTGGTTTGATAAGGACAAATTTCTGCTCAACTGCAGCAATGGGACGCTGGACCTTAGGACCGGCCAGCTGCGGCCGCATGATAAAAAGGATCTAATAACCAGGGTGCTAGATGTGCCATATGAGCCAGGCGCAAAGGCGGAGGCATGGGACAAATTTCTTGACCGCATATTTGAGGGAAATGCGGATCTGATTAAGTTTTTGCAGCGCGCCATCGGCTATACACTAACTGGATCCACAAGGGAGCAGTGCATATTTATATTGTACGGCACTGGTAAAAACGGTAAGTCAACTTTTATTGAGACCATCCGTACCATGCTGGGTGAGTATGTTCGCAAGGTGTCGGACAAAGTATTTACTGCCCGGGATTACAGCTACAACAGCATGGGCGAGGTGGCCAGGCTTCCGGGCGCCAGGATGTGCACCGCGGACGAGCCGAACGAGGGCGCAAGGCTGGAGGAAGGACTTGTTAAACAGATTACTGGCGGAGCTCCACTGATGGCGAAGCGGTTATACAGGGAGCCGTTTGAGTTTGCGCCAGAATTTAAGCTGTGGATGGAGGCTAACCATAAGCCGGTGATAAGAGGTACTGATATTGGTATATGGCGACGCATTATACTGATACCGTTTAATGCATTTATTACGGCTGAGGAGCAGGATGCCGACTTGCCGGCAAAGCTTATTGAGGAGCTGCCAGGTATACTAGCCTGGGCTGTGAAAGGATGTTCGGCCTGGCAAAAGGATGGATTGCAAGCACCGGATGAAGTCTTGGCCGCCACTGATCAGTACCGGACTGAGATGGATAATATGCAGGCATTTTTAGATGAGTGTGTAAGGACGAGCACTGGAGATACAGTCTTATCAGCTGACATGTACCGAGTGTATTCGTCCTGGTGCGGTGAAAACGGCCTCAGGGCAATTTCGTCCACAAGGTTTGGGCGAAAACTGCAAGAACGAGGATTTGAAAAAGACAGAACTAAGTTTGCAAGGTACTGGGCAAATATTAAGCTAACGGATGCTGGGTGGTCATTTATACACTTACGATACGAGGGTACGAGAGCGTATGAGCAAAACGAGCCAGAGTTTACCAATTATAAACAGGAGGAGCTGCCAGTGAAGTGGGAAGATTTGTAAAAAAGGTGACAGGTTGTGACAGGTTGGTGACAGGTTTGTTCAACCTGTCACCGCCTTAGAGCCTACTGGGTTACAGCTATTATTTTTACCCCTGGTGACAGGTTACTTCTTTAAACTATATAAAAAATAAAAAATATATAGAAATAGAGTATAAAAGCGTATTACTAAGAAAGTTATAAATCTACCCGTCATCCTGTCACCAATGGCCTAAAAAATATAGCTCAAACCCGCTTGACTGTAGGCCGGTGACAGGTTGGAGAACGTGTCACCTGAAAAAGACGAAAAAAACAGGCTCAAACACAGGTGGGAGTAAAGCGGTGACAGGTTGGGGAAAAAGGTGACAGGGGTGACAGGTTGGTCTGAAAAAATGGGTATTTTAGCCGGAGGTGGGAAAATGAGTATAGAAAATCCGTTTAGCATAAATACGGGCTGGAAAATTGACCCGGATAATCGACAAGACCGGGGCAATGGACCGGTAATAACCAGGCAAATGACCAAAGAGGAGAAAATCAAATACGGGATAGCTGTAGAAAGCGAGGAGAAGAGTATGAAAATTACAAAGGAGAATGTGAGGCAATTGGCAGCCAGCGGGATGAGCGCGCAAGACATTGTGGAGTATTTTAAACCATTGTACCCGAAGATGAAAGACACTCTAATCAAGGCGAAGGTTGCATTGTATCTGAGCGATAAACCAGGCGGCGGCAGACCTCTAAAAATAAAAGCAGTTCAAGAGCCTCTTGATGTGGAAGAAGAATCGAGCATCCAGGAAGTGGTTGCTGAGGTCAAAGAGGATGTCGCGAAGGCTGCAGCCGAAAGCGCTGACAGAATTACAATACGGCAAATTATTGAAGAATATGAAATACCAGAACCGGTACCTGACAGCATCGACAGGCCTACGCATTATACAGCCGGTGGGATTGAGACCATTGACTACATAAAGGTCAAGCTAACGCCGGAGCAGTTTGAAGGGTTCTGTATCGGATCGGTAATAAAGTATGTTTCCAGATATCGTTTCAAGGGAGGATTAGAGGATCTAAAGAAGGCAGCCTGGTACCTGAATAAGATTATCAGTATAAAGGAATCGGCATGATTTATCCATACCAAGGAAGAAGGGGACAAAATGGACAAGAGGGAACTTGAGCAGTTGAGGTATATCAAAAAAGAGATTGAATACACACAGAGGAGAGTAGACATGGCCGACGAGCTTGTCGAGAAATGGACCACATCAACTGTGGTTGAAGGTTCTCTTCCCTTCTTTCCCTACACTAAGCACAGAATCCGAGTACGTGGAATTGATATGGCAGGTTATGAACAGGAAGCAAAGAAGCTTCGCAGGAAATGGCGGGCCAAGCTGAGAAAGTTAACCAAGAAAATAGGAGAAGCGACAGAATACATTGAATCCATTGCAGACAGTGAGATGAGAATGTTATTAACATTGAGGTATGTGGAAGGGTTATCGTGGCAAAATATTGCACAGAAAATTGGGGTGCAAGGGGACGGAAGCGCGGAAAGAAAGCGGGTTGAGAGGTTTCTAAAACATTCCTGATTTTCCCGAAAAATTTGTGTTATTATTATAGTGAAGAGTTATATGTTTTGCTATTTTACCAAGCCGCTCCAAGTTCGGGCGGCTTTCTAATTTGTGAGCATGCCTGGCGCCGGCGGAGATCATAACGACCTCCTGTCGGCGCTGGGGTTTTTATAAGGTGAATGATATGGCAACGCTGAAAGAGCAGGGATGGTATCATACGCCAGCACACAGGCGCTGGCGCAAGCTGGTGCTGCAGCGAGATAAGGTATGTCAGCACTGCAAGCGCAGGCCTGCGACAGAAGCGCATCACATCAAACCGTTGGAGGAGCATCCAGAATTTGCGCTGGACTTAGACAACGGACAAGGGTTGTGTTGGGATTGCCATGAGTTGACAAAAAATAAGAGCAGTAAAAAAATACCTTTAGGCGTGAGAGTGATTAAATCATAAAGCAAGAGGTGATGATGAATGCTAAAACTAGCATTTCCATATAAAGAGAAACTAAATCAAGCGTGGCAATCTATTGTCTTTAATGAAAAATATCAATTTTACAACGGTGGTAATTATTGGAGTTATGATGTCAAACTCGACGATAATTCTTGGGACAATATACAGATGGTCAGTGTTGATAAAGACGATAATGTGATAGGTTATTTTAATGTGCGTATTGACAGGATGTCTAATAAGGTTTCAAGTGTCGGCGCTATTAATTTCAAAGATAAAAATATAATTTTCTCAAAAGACTTTTATAAGTTTTTATCTGAGTTATTTACAAAGCACCGGTTTCGCAAGATCGAATGGTATGTCATAGTCGGCAATCCCGTGGAAAAAATGTACGACAAAATCATAGCGAAATATGGCGGAAGGATAGTTGGTATTAGGAGAGAGGCGACAATGACGCCTGATGGAATTCTTAGAGACGAAAAAGAATACGAGCTCTTCAAATGCGATTACGATTTGAAGGAATGAAGCATAACCCCCCCCTGCCTCGAAAGTTAGAGGCGGCTCTTAAATCAC